TATAAACCCTGGCTGATTGTATTCTGATGCGTAATCTTTTGCAAGGTCAAGTAGATAACAGTTTTCAAAATGACTTGCAATTTCTCGTACCGCATCGTTATACTGTAATCTTAAACCAGTTTCGTTATAAGGGTTGGTCATAAGGAAGAAACGTGCGTTAGGAACTAGTGCTTTCATTTTCTGAATTATCTTACCATAGTTTCCATAATAAGTGTCACCATTTGCGTCTGGATTACTGTCGTTAATATCACTGATAGAACCAAGATAATCTGCACCAAGGCTATTAACGTCATTTTCACCAAGTCCAATTAAATAACACTGGCAAAAATTTGCACTTTGTTCAGCTAATGTATAACCATTAGAGGAACTAAACCACGTTCTAGTAGTTAAACCACCATCGCTAAAATATTTTACCTCTCTTCCGCTATCTTGTTTTAAATACTGCCCCCATCTTGTTTCTACTGGAAATTTCCATGTATTTGAATCATATGGGTCTTGCTCTGCTCCACTGGCAAGACTGTCACCAATTATACCAAAACTTTTAAAACACCAGTACAAGTTTGACGGCTCTTCTGGTACGTTTTCCCAATTATCAAGTGTATCTTGATTAACGTGAACCCACGGCAACCAACCACTACCCCAATGGTTTCTTATCCAAATATCTCCTTGTGATGTTGCCCATATCTGAATAGTTGCGTCATTTTGTCTACTAATATGGTTCATTGTAACTAGTGCACCATAATAAAAATTAGTTGGGGCATCTGGTATACTTTCGGCACTGTCATATATTCCAATTAAGTACATAGTGTTTGGCTTAGCGTCAGCAAAACTAGCCAACTGCTTTGTACTTGTAATTGTAGGTCCAGTATGTACAGCATTTTTGCCGTTAATGTTATACCAATCATTCCACGCACTACCCCAATGATTTCTAGCAAACATTTCACCATTAGAGTCAAACCAGAACTGAACCATAGCGTCATTACCTGCTACATGGTTAAACGTAATTAAGTTACCATACTGTGTAGCACCTTTCGGAAAATCTGGTAACGTATCTGGTAAAGATATACCAATAAGATACGTTCTGTTTGGTAACGCATCACCAAGGCTAGCAAGTTGACTACTGCTTGTTATAGTAGTAGCAGGTTTAAAGTATAAATTGAGGTCATTTGAATAAACAGGACTAGACCACTTAGAATATTTTGGTGGATTGCCCCATTTTGTTCTTGTATAGATTGTCCCACTAGTAGACACCAATAAATCAAGTTCACCTGCACCGTCTACATTGCTTCTGTAACAAGCTGTAAGCATACTACCTTGTGTAAAGTTATCTGGAAAACCATTTTCAGCATTAACAATACAGTATATCTTATTTGCTTCAGCTTTATCGGCGTCAGTTAGATAACTTCTCACCTCATTTATTGTGTGTGAAAATTCATACCACTCATTCCACGTATTCTGCCAATGATTTCTAGCAAACATTCTACCATTAGAGTCAAACCAGAACTGAACCATAGCGTCATTACCTGCTACATGGTTAAACGTAATTAAGTTACCATACTGTGTAGCACTTTTCGGAAAATCTGGTAACGTATCTGGTGAATTTATACCAATAAGATAAGTTCTGTTTGGTAACGCATCACCAAGGCTACTAAGCTGGGCTGAACTTGTTACTGTAGTACCTGCTTGAAAGAACAAGTTATTTGTCCCATATACATACCCTGAATCAGTCCATGCACCATTTTTGTAACTATAAACATGACCATTTGTAGTTAAAACATATACTTTTGCTGTGTCGGTCATTTCACTTACAGAATTAACAAAAGTAGGCATACTGAATCCTTGCACAAGAGGTGCTAATAAATTACTTAATGTGCCATCTGTAGCCATCACATCAAGTTTATTGTTAATCTCCTGTTGAACATCAAGTGTGCTGAAATATGCGTTTACATAGTTTTGCAACTGTTCATAAGCTGTGTGAAGATTAGTTACATCGCCGTGTAATGTTTCAACATCTTCCATTGTTTTATTCAGATAGTCAACGACTTTACAAAGAAGTTCGTAATAGCTTAAACTATCATCATAAACAAGCGGTAACACTTTTTGACACCAATATCTGAATGGTTGTAATGTTCTGTAATCACCCATTTCTGGTGTAAAATCAGCAGGGGGTAAAGGTGTTATACTTCTATTGTTCATAATAAATCTCCTTTCAATCTACCAAAGTCCAAAGAATAAGTCTTTAAATTCATCAATAACCATCATATCAATGTTCAAGAACGTATCTCTAAACTCCATAAGCATTTTACTGTAAGTACCACTGCCTTGTTTACCAATAAGTGTTTCAAGATAATCTTCTGTTGTGTTGCTAGTTCCTGTAACTTTATTAGTTCCAGTTTTAGTGTCATTAGTAGTCATATTTTCAGTATTATTAGTTGTTGTATTTTCTGTATTATTTGTTGTATCATTTTCAGTATAATCATTATCAATATTTCTAGTTGTGCCTGTATCTTCACTTCCACTATTTGTTACATTATCAGTTATTTTTCTTGCGTTAGTCAAGTATTTTTCATTTTCTAATCCAGTTATTGCGCCCTGTGGTGTATCACTGTACAAGTCTCTTTTAGTTTCATTACTTTCTGCACTTGTTGTTGTATCGCTAGTTCCTGTTTCTTTAGTATCATTTGTTCCAGTAACTTCTCTTGTACCATTATTAGTAGTATTTTTTGTACCATTATTGGTAATTTCTCTTGTTCCATTAGCTGTATCACTTGTTTCTCCATTACGTTCCTCAGTACCATCAACCGTCCTGTCATGTTTTCTCGTCAAATTAACATCATTTAACGGTTCAAACTTAATCAGTTCGCTTTCGTATAACTGATTATAATACGGCATAATTGTTTCAAGCCGTTCGTTCATCCAGAGTTTCCAGATACCCACCGTTTCACAGCATATCTCTCTTAAATAGTAGTGCTTTAAAATTTTCTGACAAAGTACACTTCTGTAGCTTTCATCAAAGAACGGTGCTTTACTTGTAAATATTTTATTCCATGCACCAGCAATTACTTCATCAACATTATCAGCACCGGAACTATTTTCAAGTCCACTTTTGCTTTCACAAATGAACCTAACTTCTGTTGTGTATTTACTCATTATCATCACCTCTTTTATTTACGGCACATAGAGCATAACACACTACTAATATTATACCAACACAAACGCCTATTAAAAAGCATATAATATTATTCATTTCCTACACCCCCTATCGTATTAGCACCGGGGTCTTGAGGATTATTATCTTCTCCAACCTGTTGAAAATCTTCACGATAATTAACCTCAATATTAGTTCCAAACATAGCGTTGATTTTCTTTACAGCTTGCCGTCTACTTTCAAGCCTACTGTAACGACTTGCAATAGTACCACCTTGATTTCTAGTTACTTCATCAGTAATCAATCTTTCTTTCTTCTGAATATTGATATTACTAATACCAAGATAAGTCAACGCTTCGTTCCATATTTGCGTTTTTAATTGATAAATTTTATCCGCAACATATGGTGCTTCTGTTTGCAAAACTTTCAACGCATTTAAGTCTAAGTTTTTGTCACCAAAAATGAAAGGTGCGTTACCCTCAAATTCTTTATAAAGATTTAACAGTGTTAATCTTTGTTTTTCAGTTCCTTGTACTAGCACAGGTGTTTTCTGTGCATTGGCATTAACATCAATTATCATGTCAAGATTATACAATCTTCTAGCAAACATTTTAACACCACGAATACTATTTGTATGTAGATAATTGTTCCATATAATCACGCTGTTACTTTCTTTCAATAACTTCTGATAGTTATTATATCCAGAGTACGCTCTTCGCAAAATAGGGTTGCCATACACATCAAGCCTACCATTTGTTATGCAGTCCAAGCACAAGTCACCAAGTACATCATCATTAAAGTACACCATACAACCAGTTTCAAAGAGGTGTAATTCAAGATACCTAGCATCAACACTAGCAGGCAAATTCTTCCACTCAAACATGGAAATAGCCAACTCTGTTAGCCTATCAAGGTACTGCATATATGTCAGATTGTTTAGTGTAGCACTATCACCAAACATATCTGTAATACCACGCTTTCTACCCATAACTAATTCTCACCACCTTTACACTGTATTATCAAGATTATACTGTCCAACCTCTGAACCATTTTTCCAGAATGTAATGCCATTATCATAGATACTACAAATTTTCTTCATATCGTCAGCAGGTACACTACCAGTAACAGTAGCACCAACTGTCTTTACATAGTTCCAATGAGGTCTACTATTTCTGTTAGGCTTCTTCACTCTATGAACGGCATAACCAAACATAGTGAAATACTCGTCAATCATTCTTGCATATTCTTGACATACGCTACACCGTCCACCGTAAAACTGTTGCTTACCATTAGCAACATTACCACCGCCGTTATTAAGATTACCCTTACTAATATCAGCGGCAATAGAAGCTTGATAAAACTGCGACATTAAACCACTTACTTGCCCCATAATTCCTGAACCAATAACAGCATTAGGGTTTGTACTATAAGCACCTGCAATTCCCATCTGCCCCACACTAGCAATAGTGTTAAGTGCAATAGGTACACTATTTTGTGCTACCCATGCTTGATAAGCGTCTACATTCCAAGAACACATTGGATAGCTGTTAAGTTGTAAACTCTCTGTATTCAAGCTAGTGTAACCACCTAACTCACTATAACCTGGCACACCTTTATAACTACAAGGTCTAAGTATAGCAATTACTGGTTGTGTAACTGTTCCACTTATTTCAACAACAGGTGTGAGATTTTCAAAGAACTCATAGCGTAAACTTAATTCGCTACCACTTGCGTTATCAACATGATAAAAGTTATACGGATAAGTATACAACTTTTTGTTCTTAGGTTTATAACCGTCAAGTGTATCATTAGTAGTTACAGCAGATAGTGTAACAACATTCTTAGTAGCACCCTGTCCGTAACTCAACCTATGTGTATCTGGAATACTACCACCAATAAACAGTTTAGGGAACATATACATACCAATAATAGCGTCTGGTTTCTGAACATATTCATTAACCTTACCATTGATACTTTGCACATCTGTACTATCATAAACCCACAACTGCGCTGAACCGTATATTCCGTCATATAACGTGCCGTCAGTAGTGTCATTTGTATCAACAATAGCAATACAAACAACCATGTCTCTCATAGAAGTTATTGGCTTATAGTCATTAAAAACGTACTCACCAGTTGCTACAGTTTCCGGTTCAATATGACCACCAATAGTATCAGTAACAGTATGTTCACGTTCAACAAAACAGTAGTCTGGTTTGCAATCAAAGAACCATGTCTGCATAACGTCAAGTTCAAAGTAAATCTCTGAACACTCGTTGTTCACAAATTCAATCGCTGTTATGAACGCATAAAACCATTTATTTCCGTAAGCTGTATTCTGAAACATCATGTAATTACAGTCGTACAGATTGTCGGCTTTAATTCCAACTCTAGCTACACCACGTTTTACTCTTTGGTATGTGTAATTAGTTAGATTATATTTCTGCAAACCAATAAAGTAATTATACTGCGCTGTTGCACTTGCAAAGTATATTGTGTGGTCATATGTTGTATCAAGAGGTACGTCTTTAAGCAACCTTATATTCGTTGTAGGTTGTATATACATACAAACACTCCTTTACACAATTTTCTAGTAAGGGTATACCATAAAATGATACACCCTTACAGATAAAATATTAGCCCTTGTTAAGAGTAACAGTTGCGCCAACAGCTGTAGAACCATTGATAGTAGTACCCGCTGTGTAAGTAGTTCCGTTAATCTCTGCAACAAGTGTGATATCTGTTCCAACCTTTGAAGCCGGAATAATAAGTCCACCGTATTTCTGAACAGCGATACCATCAGATGTAAGTGCTTCTGTCTGAACAAAGTTCACATTCTGTGGTTCAAGGCCTGCTTCTTCAAAGTCAGCACTGATAGTAAATACAGTAGCAACATCGCTTTCGTCTTTAGCGTCCACATGAACAGTAACAGTTGCAGGCAAAGCAACGTCAGCGGCAGAGGTAACAAATACAACAGCATTTGCGAACGGAGAATTTGACACTGTTTTCCATGTATGATAGAAGTAGTTCCAGTATAAACCAGAAGCAACATACTTCTCTGTGAATTTGTTGTTATTGTCGTAAACTTGAAACCAGTTATCGTCCAAAATAACTGCCTTTACATTAGCCAACAGTGCTAACTCGCTTGATGTTACTTCTTCGATACCGTCAGAATTTGCTCTGATAACGTCAAAGCGTTCATTGTCAAAATCAGTCCAGTTGTCAATGAGGAACAGTCTACCCATGAAGTCAGCCTTATCCATATTGAACGCACTTGCAAGCACATTTACGTCAAACTGTGCATTGAACATAGCATCCATGAAGATAACCTGTCTATCTTTCGGTGTGTTAGTCTTAACTCCTGCTTCGTTGTACTCATTTGACATAAACGGTAACAGGTTAGACGTTCCTCTAAACTGTACAGCCGCTTCGCTAAGTTCTGTACCTGCTCCAATAGAAGTAGGGAACATTTTTCCGTGGCTGATTGCCTTAATAAGCAGGTACTTAAACAGAAGAAATTCATCGTACTCTGCGGCTGTGTAAACAGCGTCTACAATCTTAGCGATAAGGTTCTGTACACCCTCAACGCTAAGAAATGCCTGCCGTAAGTCTTCGTCCTGAATGGTAACTGGGTACATCACTCTCCAGTTCATAACGTGGAAAGCCGAACGAACATCTGGGATATTTCTCTGGAACTCACGTTTAGCCGCTTTTTCAACATTGAAGTCAACAGCTTTTGCGATAGATACGAAAATATCCTCGACAGTTTCTCCGTACTCAATGTAACCTTTTTTGAGGATAGAGTAAGGGTTGTTAAAGGTTGCACTCTGTACACGCACGATTGCAATTCTGTTTACCAGAGCATTGATAAACTGGTTTGCAAACGCAGGTGTACCATAGATGATTTCTCCCACTTTGGGAATGTCATTGACAGTTGTAACTTCCGGTACGTTCTGCTGATAATCATAAGAAGCGTTCTGTCGGATTACGTTGAGAATGTCAATGGTTGACGCATTAAGCGTACTGTTTGCAATTCTTCTTGCCATGATTTAATCTTCCTTTCTTAATTGAATTTATTGCTAAACTGTTGTAAACAGTTCTGCAAACGTCTTAGGTTTTGGTGTATCATCTGGTTTAGGCGGTTCGGGGTCAGAATTGGGGTCTGAATTGTAAAAGCGTTCAGTATATTTTTTACGCCATTCAGTGTCATTTTCTTCGTACTTAGTTTTCCAGTCTGTTCCGTCACCTTTTGCCTTTGTTTCTAAGTCAGAGAGTGTGTCTGAAACATCTTCCAGAAATGCGATTGTTTCATCGTCAGTCTGTTCGCCTATTCTGGCTTTTACTTTTGCAAGAATTTCTTCTCTAGTTTTTACTGCCATAATGTTCTCCTTTCTACGATATTTTTGTCCACTTCGTTGTGTCGAATAAAAGGCTAAGTCTTAATGAAAGTGGATGATTAGGTGAGAGCATGATTGTACCATCTTCTGTCACCATAATTGTAAATCCTTCTTCATGTTTGTAAGTACCTTCTTTGAACAGCATATTTGTTTCTCCTTTCTTATTAGTAATGGTATTTTATCCACATCCAGATAGGCATTTTCTTTTTTCTTGCAGAAGGTGTACCACCGCCGCCACCACCCGCTGAATAATAACGATACATTAACACAGCATTTTGTAATGCTTGCCCCTCTGTAAGATAGATTGGCTCAGTTTCCCATGCAACGATTGATGTGTTATTAGCGTTTATTCCAATGAACTCTAGTGCTTGATTAGCAAAGTTAATTCTTTCTGCTAAAGCAGGAACACCAGGACGTTCCCAACAAGTACAAAAAGCTTCTGTCAGCATAGCAACATCTGTTGAAGTTGATGTAAGAAATTCTTCTAATGAAGATATACCACCAAAAGAACCAATCCAATCTCCCTCTACTATTAGATATTGCATTTGCCCCTCTGGACTTGTATCTTCGTAACCATTGTCACTTAACCAGTTCAATAGAGCTGTTTTTCTATCACCATCCCATTGAAATAAACCAAATGCACTACCACCAATCTGTGAGAGTGTAGGATTAACATGACTTTCTCTCCAAGCATTACCCGCTAAAGCCGCAACCACATATATACTTGCACCATATCCAGTTGCACCACCATCACCATATCTGAACAGACGCGGGAACGAACGCTGATAAGTTGAGTCGCCACTACTTGAACCAATACTTACTTGATTAGCAAGTGCCGCATTATCTGTATGCGCCCCCATGAAAATTCCTTTACCATTTCCACCTTGATAACACATTTCTGTGTGACCACTTGAAAGTCCAATATCTCCTGCTAAGTATTCACCAGTTGAGTCAACTTCTGTGAATCCTAGACGTATAAGTTCAGACGCTTCTGTATAAGTGGTAAAGGCATTATTGTTGGGTGCATATGATGGTGTTTCAAAACCACCTGCAAGTAACGCATAGTTTATAAATGAGGAACAATCATAATAGGTTATTCCATTTACTGTTTGTGCGTTACGATAAGATTGACTGTACCCTACATTGGGGGCATTACAAGTCTGAATCGCCCATGAATATGCACGATTTATGTCTGGCATAGGTTACACTTATGCTAACATCTGGTTTACAAGTTTCTGAACAGCAGAATAGTCATAACCTGCGGCGGTAAGTTTCTGCTTTCTTGTATCGCCATTTCCCCACTTGCCTGCAATTACTTCTCTTGCAATTTCTCCGTTAGATTTCAACTCTTTTCCAGACAATAGTGCGTTTACTTTTGCCTGTACTGTGCCGTAATCATAACCTGCTTCTGTGAGAAGTTTTTTGCGTGTATCTCCATTACCCCATTTTCCTGCAATAACTTCTCTTGCAATTGTGTCAACAGAAACGTCTGGTGCAACTTCTGTGTTCTGTCCTGCATATCTAAGGTGTACATCCCACCCACCAGAGTATTCATAGTAATTTCTGATACAGATTTCCTTTCCAGTCTGGTCGCCAGTTTTACCACCAGTTACCGTCCCTTTTTCGTTAATAGAAGCATGAGCAATCTTACTGTCTGAGATACTCATTACAACATGGTGCTGTGTCTTGAGGTGTACATCACCAGGCAACCACGGTGCTTTACAATCTACAAAACCTGCGGCTCTAAGCTGTGCTTCCAGATTACCAGTCCATGAGTACGGTGATACATCAAAACCTGCTTCATAAAGTGCCGTTCCCACAAGTGAAGAACAGTCATAATCTGGTCCATTTCTGTGCTCCTGGTCATAGCCATGGGTGTTATCATTTGCGGTGTCAATCATGAACTGAACCGCTTTCATAATATTTGGCATAATTTAGTCCTCCTTTTTTACATCGGAAATGTGAAATAATTCCATAAGTTTTTCCGGCAGAATGTCGGGATTAATCTTGCATATGTTTTCAAGGATTGACACTAACTCTGTGGTGCATACATAAAGGATAATGATAGGTAAAATTGGTGTACCAAGTTGAAAACCTAGCAGTGAACCCTCTGTGTCAATTAACCACGCCACAAAGTAACATAAAATGAAGCCAACCTTTTTGAAAAGACCGTCACGCAATTTTGACGATTGAATGTCTTTGTTTTTGACCGCAGTTATGATACCAGTGATAAGGTCTAAAGCATTGAAAACCAGAGCAATAATTATAGGGTAAAACTGTTCCATTTCTTTCACTCCTTTCCTTGTTCATTTATATTAATTATAACATATTACTGTACAAATTACAAGAAGTATGTTATAATATAATAGGAAAGGAAGTGATTATAACGTGGGTAAGTATTATGATGGTACTAAACTTTTGTCTATGTTAGACATAAATGGTAACAAACCAGAGATTTATATGTGTACTACTAACCGTACTGGTGGTAAGACAACATATTTTGGTAGATTATGTATCAATAGATTTTTAGATAAAGGTGAGAAATTCGGTCTTATTTATAGGTACAATTATGAACTTGATGATGTTGTTGATAAGTTCTATAAAGATTTAGGTAGCTTGTTCTTTAAAGAGCATGAAATGACAAGTAAACGTAGAGCAAGTGGTATCTTCCACGAATTGTTCTTAGATGAAAAAAGTTGTGGTTATGCTTTAAGCCTTAATAGTGCAGACCAAATTAAGAAATACAGCCACTTATTTTCTGATATTATGCGAATGATATTTGACGAATTTCAGAGTGAAACTAATCACTATTGTGTTGATGAGGTTAAGAAGTTACTTAGCGTACATACATCAGTAGCAAGAGGACAAGGTGAACAGGTAAGATATGTACCAGTTTATATGCTTAGTAATCCAGTTAGTATCATAAATCCGTACTATGTTGAAATGAATATTAGTGCAAGACTGAAAGACGATACAAAGTTCTTGCGTGGTGACGGTTTTGTGCTTGAACAAGGTTTCATTCAGAGTGCAAGTGATGAACAGAAAAGTAGTGGTTTTAATCGTGCATTTGC